GGAAAGATGCGTCTGCTCTAAATAATTAACCAACATTTGTGAGCCACGAGCTATAGATGTGAAGTTTTCTTTAATTTTATGAGAGAACATAAAAAACATTTGCGGATAATCTTGGTCTTCATTGTACCAAAGGCCACCAACCGCAGTAAATACCTCGCCCTCTTTGCGAACTAGGTAACACTCAGAGCATTCGTACATTTCTGTAATAGCTTGCTTAATATCCAGATGCCCAAGGATTTTAAGCTCTCTTATATTCTCATGACTTAGATTGGCAGCAACCTCGTCAATGTGATTAAGCGTAAAAGGGGTTAAGTAAAACTTACCCCTCTTGAGAATCTTAACCTCCATAAAGACGCTTAAAGCCTTCTTCTACTTGCTTAACGTAAGCGGTGTCATTCTTATCCCAGTACCTAGGATCTTGCATCATTTGATCTAACTCGGCTTGAGTTGTTTGACCTGTTGGCTGAGTGCCATCAGAAAACGAACCATCCTTAGTTGCTTCCATGATTGCCTCGAGAGCAAGGATTCCTTCATGGCTTTCGCACATGCGTTCAATAGCTGGCAAAGATTGCTCAGGAAAAAACTTGTTTGCAAACATAGACGCTGCTTGAATGCGGTCATTTGCATTGTCGCCAAGTTTTGAAGCTTCAGCCTCAAGGTCAGGTTGGCCTCCATTAACGGCTTGGGCATACATCTCAATGCCCTTCTGAAACTCTTCTTGTCCATAGCCATTTTCAAATGAATGCTCAGACCACCACTGTAATAGATCATTGTCTACAGCAAGATCATCATCAACAATATCAGGAAGCTGATAATCGCCAGCAGAATCAGGCCGATCCCCAAATGCTTCAGTCTGTATTTCTTCAAGAAGCTTATTGCGTATATCTTCTTCTTTGTTACCTAGCTTTGATTCAAGTTCTTTGTAAGCTTTGGCTAAGTCTTCACCGCTGCTATATTTCTCAGGCAACCACTCAGGGCGTTCTGGCTGACTATCTTCCGCTACAACAAAGTCACGCTGCTCTTCTGTTGCTGGCGCTTCATTGCTTTCCATCAAGCTCTCGCTCATTTGTTCTTACTCCTATGAGAATGTGCAATACGCTGCTCAATCAAGCCAACAACATAGCGCTGACCCTCGATATGTCGCAACTCTTCCGTAGTCACATTAGGGCCATTAACCATTTCTATAGTAATGGAACGCAAATAACGAAGAACTTCCTTGCCTGTAGGAGTATTAAATATCTCAGCAATGTTCTGACTTACTTGAACATCCTTGTCAGAACTTCTCTGGATTCCATCTAATCCAATATTAACCTTGTTCGGCAACCATCTGTCCTTGCTGTTGTTGCGCCATTTGCTGCGCTAATGCAGCTATTTGTCTACGCTGTTCTTCATCACGAATCAAGCTCTCTGGCACACCAAATTTTTTCGCAAGGTGAATTGCTGTTTGTTCACCGTCAATTAGAAGCTGCAACATCTCTGGGCCAAAGGCTCCACCAACCAATTCAAGAAACCTAGCAACGCTAGAAATATCCTGATTTGATTGAGCTTGTGCAAGCGGAGACACAGAACGGACTTTAACTTCCCGCCCATTTACTGTAGGAACTTCTATGCGGCCCTGCTTCTTTAGGATGTATATTACACGCTGAAGTACGGGCTGCACGAGTTCTGCTTGCAATCGACCAAATGCAGACCCCATCCTTCTAGCCAAGTCGCCCATACGTTCCGCTACTTCAGTTGCAGTTGCAGGAGTTTTATCAGGATTCCCAAGCATATCATTGTATAGCGCACGTTTAATATTCAAGCGCATATCGCTAAGAACAAGCTGAGCTACATCAAAACGACCAGCAGCTTGTATTGGCTGAAGTCCAGCAGACCCCATAGCTTTCGGTATAATTGAACCGGGCACTAAATTAATCGTGTCAGGGTTGATTACACCATCATCTTCCATTTGATAAATGCCAGAGATAGACATCTGGGCATTCTCAAGAATAAGCTCAATAGTAAGATTTGTAGTTTTAATAGCAGATAGCGCATTAAGCAGTGGGCCACGTCCATAGATTTCACCAGCGCATTTACCCCAGCGAAAACAAACAAACGGATTAGAGCCAAGCCCAGTCATTTCTTTTGCATGCAGCATAGTTTTAGTGGTCATGCAGATTGCATAGTGAAAGTAAGCTTCTTCGTTTTTCTTCTTGTAGTCGCGGCAAACAACCTCAAGAACTGTCGTTTCACGCTCAGATCCCATTAAAGATGTAACCTTTTGATCAAAGGTTCCCTTGGGGTACATAATTGGAAGATGGTCAAACTTAACTTTCTTTCGCTCACGGTAGACGTGATCGATCTTATCATCGGGACCAGTGTCAAGTACCACATGAGGGAGCGGTATAGCTGAGAAGTTTACAGGATTGATTGCATCCCCCTCTTCTACGCACAAGACACCAGTACCCACAGCCAAATCCATGAATGACTCATGAACCTCTTGACTGAAATTAGAGTTCTGAAGAACCTCGAATACATACTCAGTTACTTCATCAAGCTCGTTATCTATAGCTTCACGCTGATCTGGCGGGACTTCGCTTCCAGCCATAAGGTCAGCCCAACGCGCAAAGTTAGGAACCAAGCCGGACTGTAAGCGGCTAGCAAACTCTTGCACACCAACCACCGCAGTCTCATCAAAGATCTTATCATCTCTGCGCTGTCCAGCTTCTTCATAATAAAATGACTCACGTTGAGGCAAAGCATACTCATAGCATTCCTCGAATAACGGAACCCAGTTTTCACGAAAGGCTTTTGCCTTCTGATAACTTTGAATATATTGCTTTGCTATATCAGCCATTAGCCAAACCTACCCAAGAATCCACCGCCAGAAGCCCTAAATAAAGAACGTCTTCCAGCGCCACCGCGCATACCGCTTCTTTGCGTCTTGCCTTCTAAAGCTGTAGAAATATCTTCACGCTTCTGCTTGGCCCTCTTTTGAATCTCTTCAGATTTAGCCTCTTCAGCTTCTATACGCTGTTCTGCTGCTGCTTCTTTCTCAGCCTTACTAGGGCCACCACCGCCAAAACACATATTAATCTCCTTTGTTTTTTACTCGTAACCACAGAAGCCATGAAACATCAATGCACAAAAAACTACAGACGTGACCAGAAGCTAGGCTTATTTCTTTGTTTTGCACCCCTGCTAAACACATCAAAGTTACGCTTCGCAATTACAGGCTTTGCTGGTTTTTGACTATTCATCAAAGCTCTACCCTCACCAGCGCCTAAGAATAAATACTGAGCCGCATCATGAACGTGGCTAAACATATTCTTATCTGGTTTGTCTGCGTATCTTTCGCCGCTTACTTCCATACGCTTATAGGCATAACCACCCTCAAACCCCTTAATTAACTGGGGGCACCGCCTGTCTATTAGTAGTGCTGGCTTACCTTCGACCATCTTCGTCAACTGGGAGGAAACCGACTCTAGTCGGAGGTCAACAGAGTTGGAGGGCGCAGGAAACGCCTTCAAGCCAGCACCGCGCAGAATATGAAAGGGAGTCGATTCATCAGTCTGCGCTCTAAAATCGCCCGCAGGATCGCCGTAAATAATTACCTCAGAGGCAGCAGCAAACCTAGTGGATAGTTCATTTCTAAGAACCTCGGCAAAACGCACGATGCCCATGTCTACCGCCACAATTTCTGACTGTAGAAACCATCTTCCTCTTACCTTTTGACCAAAGACCGCAGCAGGAGTTAGACCAAAATCCACACCAACATAGACTGGCATGCTTGCAGCAACGGGTATTTCTTCTTGAGCTATGTGAACTTCGGATGCAAACATTGGATATACAGGCTTTCCGTCTTGAATATGACCCAATCGGTTCATCACATAAACATCTATCCATGATTTAGTCTTTCCTCGAATGAGGTTTGGATAGTAGCTCTTAAGCATGTTCTTTGTGTTTTCAGCCTTTGGGTTTGGATCATAGTCTTCTATTTCTCCATCTTCTGATTTCTTCTCAACCATGCCAGAGGGCTGGGTATAGAAAGACCAGTTATCCGGTTTGACCAGCATCTTAGCTTGCTCACGCGGAATATGATCTGGGATTGGAACTTCGCCAGACATAATGGGCCACCAATGATCTTCCTCAGGGGCGTTGGTATCGGCAATAACGCCAGTCCAAGAAGGACCACCATCACGCATAGAAGGAAAACGGCCAACACGCATCGTACAGGCATCGATAATACTCTTAGGAATTTCTCTAGCTTCGTTAATCCAGACCCCTGTAAGCTCCAAAGAAAGAAGTTTCTTAACGTCTTCGGGCCTATCAAGAGCCAAGAAAAGAACCTCAAGATCTATGTCTCCCTTTTGAATCCTATGGGTGTATGGCACTGACCAAGTAAACTTGCCCCAGTCTGATTCCGGAAACCAGTCCAACCAAGTCTTGATAGTAGTAGTTCTAAGCTGTGGATTGGTATTACGAATAATAGCCCAGCGGCTTTTGCGTATTCCGTCTGGGCCTTTCTTCTGCTGAATAGCGCGGCGAAATACTTCGACACAACAACCAACAGATTTACCAGAACCAACTGGGCCTCTTACGCCACGAAAGAAGGTATCATCTTTCATAAAGGTCTTGAGTACATCGCCATCGGGTTTGTACTTGAAGTTAATCATCTATAACCTTTGTCGACTCCAAAGCGGATCATATCCTCCACCACTTCTGGCGCAATGCTTTCAATTAGCTTATCGCAAGCAGAGTCACTAACCAAGTGGCTGCTTTCACCAAACTTCTCTACAACGTAGGCAAGATGCACCTTGCGCACAATATTGCGCAAAAGATCTAAGTCTTGCTGTTTAATCGTGTTTATAAAGCTCACTTCTTAGCAGCTTTCTTCTTTGGTGCTGGCTTTGGGTCTGGGCCTTCAACAAGTCGCCGCGAAGAAGGGGTTCGAGTAGCCCCAGAATAAGTTGTGCCGCCCAATGTGTGAGTCGGCCCTTTATAAATTTTATTATCGTTTGCTGTGTACCAAGCCATTATGTTCTGTATTTCCTTACTTTGTTGGCAATAGCTTTCGGTTGAGCCACATGCTGCTTACCTGCTGCCTTACCCTTTCGTTTAGCTGCGGTTGTAGCTGCATATTCAGAAGAGCTAAGAGCAGCGATAGCCTTACTAGGAAGATAACGCTCACCAGTCTCACTAGACTTCTTGCCAGACTTGGTGCGCCACTTCTGCTTGCCCCAGTTCATTAATGACTTTTGAGGCGCTCTCATCTGTAACCGCCACCCGCAGCCTTGTAACGCTTTGCTAAGAGTTGCGCTTTCCTTGCCGACCACTTGCCAGCAGCAGTGCCTTGAACATTAGCAGCCTTTATTCTGTTAAATAAAGACTTTCGCATTTTGGGTTTGGTATAGTTACCAGCTTCATTAACTGCCATCACTTTAACAAGATTGTTCTTGTCCCCTTAATAACCTCTGCGCCTTTATACTCTTCAGCCTCTTTAATCAAAGACTTCATTCGCTCACGCTTCTTAACTAAAGACTCT